GTGGGAGTGCCCAAAAGGAGGGAACTGGTGAGACTTTATGAAAGGATAAGTTCTTTATTTTGCTCTACAGATTGTAAATTGATTTTATCGAGGCTCTTATACGATGAGGAGCTGTTGGTTGACTGCATAGAAGGCATGTTGGTGTCAGACATCGAGGCTTCGGTCATTAAACAGCGGTACATAGGGGGGGATGGCGCACGTAAGGTGGACTTAGCAATGTGGGTTACGCTCGCCCAATCAGGAGAGTTTAGCGTTATAGATAAATTCATGCTGAAAATGTTGTTGCGTCGAAAAGCGAAAGAGGCAACTAGACGTTCTGTTTATAAAGTATTGGTGGGAGGGGTTGAGTGACCGCAAAGAAGAAACCCGTAGCCAAAAAAACTACCGCAAAGAAGAAACCCGTAACTAAAAAAACTATAGCAAAGAAGAAACTCGTAGCCAAAAAAACTACCGCAAAGAAGAAACCTGTAGCTAAAAAACCTAGCGCAAAGAAAGTAACGAATAAGCTCCCCTGCATACATTCGGCTGGTTTTGATGTCCGTGTGTTTACCCACATTTCTAGGTTGCGCTGTCTAAGTTGTGGGACGACGTGGCTTACGTCTTCTACTAACAGCGGAGATCTAGCCCAACTAAAACGGACGATATTGTACACAGCTAGATATGAGCAGCACTCAGCGCGGTATACGCTACTAAAGTGGAATATTCCCCGAGACACGCAGGAGGCGGTATGAAAAAACCACTTACAGCGTTTGACCATTTAGAATCAGTTAGGTTATCTATCGGGGATGCGTCACGAGCGTGGGCCGTAGAGAGGGATGAGTTGTTGGATCAGATCCGCTCGCTTACGCGTGAAACTACAGGACTTAAGGCTGACCTGAAGGAGGTACTGAAGGTATTGGACGACGATTTAAAATAATCGCGTTCTACTGACAGAAGCGGTGCAGTATATGCAGTTAATTACCCTTGATTTTGAGACGTACTACGATAAAACCTATTCGTTATCTAAGCTAACGACAGAAGAATACATCCGAGATAGTCAATTCGAGGCGATAGGTGTTGCGTACAAAATAAATGAGGCCCCAGCGACATGGGTTAGCGGTGGGGATATTGGGGGTGCACTGACTGCTATCGATTGGGAACGGTCTATATTAGTAGCCCATAATGCGATGTTCGATGCCGCCATACTATCTTGGCGCTTCGGCATTCAACCTAATATGGTTATGGACACCCTATCTATGTCTCGTGCAATAGATGGGGTAAATGCTAAGCATTCGTTGAAGGCGGTTGCTGCTAGGTTGGGTGTGGGTGCTAAGGGTGATGAAGTAATTCACGCATTGGGTAAGCGGCTGGTAGATTTTTCCCCAGAAGAATTAGCGCGATACGCTGAATATTGTAAGAACGACGCAGAGATAACCTTTAAAATTTTTGTCGAATACGCCAAGAATTTTAGTTCTCAAGAAATGCTTGTTATAAATAACACTATAAAAATGTTTAGCGAGCCGGTACTTGAATTAGACTTGTCTTTATTGGAAGGGCACTTGGCTGCTATCCAAAAACATAAAGCGGATCTTATCTCGTTAGCTGGCGCGGATAGTGAAACCCTTCAATCCAACCCTAAATTTGCTGAATGTTTGCGGGGTCTAGGTGTTGAGCCGCCAACAAAAATTTCCCCTAGGACCAACAAAGAAACCTACGCATTTGCTAAAAACGATAGCGGGCTTACTGATTTACTTGAGCATGAAAATCTAGCAGTGCAAGCGGTTGTAGCAGCACGGCTCGGGGTTAAATCTACTATCGAGGAAACTAGAACAGAGCGACTTCTAAGTATTGGTCATCGTGGGGTTCTACCTGTCCCACTCAGATATTACGCAGCGCACACAGGGCGGTGGGGTGGCTCTGATAAAGTCAACCTCCAGAACCTGCCTTCTCGTCAAGGCAACGTCATTAAGCAAGCGATCCTAGCACCGAAGGGATACACCTTGGTTGAGTCTGACTCAGCTCAAATAGAGGCGCGGGTGCTGGCGTGGTTGGCAGGGCAAACGGACCTAGTTGAGGCGTTTGCTAGAGGGGATGACGTATACACGATGATGGCCTGCACTATCTACAACAAAGAACAAGAAGATATAAATAAAGACGAGAGATTTGTTGGGAAGTCAGTGGTGTTAGGGTCAGGCTACGGGATGGGGGCAGAAAAATTTAAAACTCAGCTTCTGGGATTTAAATACAACATCGAGTTACCAGAAGCAAAAAGAATAATCCAAACCTATCGCTCTAGATTTCCAGCTATTAAACAATTATGGAGTGATGGGCAGCGGTGCCTTGAAGGCATGATCCGTGGGGAACACAATGACTTCGGTGTACAGCCTCAAGCCGTGCGAATGTCAGAGACCGGAAAGCCTGCTTTTTTACTGCCCAGTGGGCTGTTGCTAAGTTATCCAGAACTATATCGGGATGTGGAAGGGGAGTACTCCTATTTAACTAAAAGCAACGCAGGCTCCAGGATAAAAATATACGGAGGCAAAGTTGTTGAGAATGTTTGCCAAGCCGTCGCTCGTTGCATAATTTCAGAGCAATTAGTAAAAATCTCTAAAAAATATAAAGTAGTGCTGACTGTGCACGATTCAATTTTGTGCGTTGTCAAAGACGAAGAAGCTGTTGAAGCGAAAGCTTACATAGAAACTGCCATGCGCGAACCGCCTGTATGGGCGCAAGAGTTGCCGTTAAACTGTGAGGCTGGTGTAGGGAAAAATTATGGAGCCTGTACGTGACCTCATGGAGTTATTCGTCGCTATCTTTGTTCAAGCAATGCCCTAGGAAATTCCACAGACTGAGGGTTTTGAAGGACATTAAAGAACCAGATTCAGAACATTTAATTTATGGTCGAGACGTGCACACAGCGGCGGAAGAGTATGGGAGGGATGGCAAAGAACTCCCCGCAAAGTACGCGTACATACAACCAAGCATCGATGCTGTGTTAGATAACGACCGAGAGAAGCATTTTGAACGCCGGCTAGCTCTTACAGAAACCTTGGAACCGACTGATTTTTTTGCTGATAACGTTTGGTGGCGAGGGATTGCGGATTTTATCTCTATAGAAGGGGATAAGGCGTGGTTAGTAGATTGGAAAACTGGCAAGTCCGCCCGGTATGCGGACACTAAGCAGTTGGAGATACTATCGCTAGCCATGTTTAGGGTGTGGGAGGGGATAAATACAATTTACGGGGGGCTCGCCTTCCTTGTATCTAAGGAGTTTGTACCGGCTCGCTTTCGAAGACACAATGCAGATAGTTTGTGGGAGAAGTGGTTTTTAGATACGGAGCGTTTGAAAGCCGCCGAAGACACGGGTGTTTGGAACGCTTCGCCAAATTTTACATGTCGAGCGTGGTGCCCCGTGCTTGATTGCGAACATAATGGGAGGCATTGAGGTGCCTTTAAGAAGCGGGAAATCCAGTACAGTAATTAGTGCTAACGTTTCAGAATTAGTAAGAGCGGGCAAGCCGAAAAAGCAAGCAGTCGCTATCGCTATGCAAAAAGCTAGAGGGCGAAAAAATGCCACCAAAAGTAAGAGACTACAAGAAAGAGTATCAACAACAAAAAAAACGAGACGAAAAGCGTAATAGAGCCGCGCGCGAACGTGCTCGATACGAAGCGGAAAATCCTGGAAAGGATGGGAAGGTTACGCGCATAAAAGGTAAGGACATCGACCATAAACGCCCCTTGTCCAAAGGGGGGTCAAACAAACCGAGTAATTTACGACAGGTATCGCCTAGTAAAAATCGGAGTTTTAAACGGAACTCGGATGGGTCCGTAAAACGTAACACTGCTACAGGCCCAAAGAAAAAGAGCGGGCGTAAGAAGTAGGCACTATGCAGGTAATTGAAGATAAGCTTGTACTGAGAACTAAATACCCAGAGCCCATAACAGAAAAAATCCCTACCAGCGCAATCCTCAACATTACCGAGGATGTCTACACTATTGCCGTTGATTGGGGATACGAATCGGCGCAACAACTAGCTCAATTACGGCTCAAAAATATACCGAGCCCAATGCTAGATGATTACGATTGGCCTGGGCTGCACGCGCCAATGGCGCACCAAAAAACAACGGCGGCATTCCTGTCGCTGCGTCCCCGTGCATACTGCTTCAATGAGCAGGGGACCGGGAAAACTGCCTCATGCATTTGGGCTTCGGATTATTTACTCAAAACTGGGAGGGTTAACCGCGTCCTAATTGTGTGCCCCTTATCCATCATGCAATCGGCGTGGCAAGCCGACATGTTTAAATTTGCCCTGCATAGAGGGGTGGGCATAGCTCACGGGGAACGGGAGAAAAGAGCCCGCGTTATTGAAAACAAGAACTATGAATATGTGGTTATCAACTACGATGGTGTCGCTATTGTCCAGGAGGACATTAAGGCTGGAGGCTTCGACTTAATAATCATTGACGAGTGCAATGCGTACAAAACATCGACCACCAAACGGTGGAAAACGATGAGTAAAGTTATCGGCCCAACTACGTGGGTATGGATGCTGACCGGTACGCCTGCTGCACAATCACCCATAGACGCACATGGCCTGGGTAGATTATGCACCCCTGATAAGATGCCGCGTAGCCGAATGTTCTTTAGGGACCGTACGATGGTCCCCGTCTCGCGATTTAAGTGGGTGCCGAAGTCAGACGCTCAAGACACCGTTTTTAAAGTGTTGCAGCCTGCGATACGGTTCTCGAAGGATGAGTGCTTAGATTTACCAGACGTTACGCACATAGAGCGCAATGCACCATTAACCACACAGCAGCAGCACTACTATAAGATTTTACGTACAGAATTTTTAATGAAGGCGGGGGAGGAGGAAGTTACATCTGCGAATGCTGCTGTTAATTTATCCAAACTCCTACAATTATCTGGGGGGGCTGTCTACTCCAACGCAGGCAAAACTATAGAGTTTGATGTAAGCAATCGCCTCTCAGCGGTTAAGGAGGTAATTGATGAGTCACTTGCGAAGGTTCTAGTTTTTGTGCCGTTCAAGCACTCCATATCTCTCCTACACGAATTCCTAATTTCTAGAAAAATATCAGTGGAGATGCTTACAGGTGACACATCGCTAGGCCAACGTACGGCGATGATTAAGAGGTTCCAGGAGGAAGAGAACCCACGGGTTATGATTATTCAGCCACAAGCGGCAGCTCATGGGGTCACGCTCACGGCTGCATCTACGGTAATTTGGTACTCGCCCGTTACCAGTATCGAGTATTACCTACAAGCAAACGCCAGGATAAACAGACCTGGGCAGAAAAATAAAATGACTGTGGTGCATATTCAGGGCAGTCCCGTGGAACAGCGGTTGTACCGGATGCTGGCTGGCAAGCTGGAGAGCCACATAAAATTATTGGACTTATACGAAGAAGAAATCCGTAGATAGGGGTTGACAGTGTAAAGGTCGTTTAGTACGATCAACGGCCGACTGTCTGAGAAGGGAAGACTATGGACCAAGATTCGCAGCCTACTGCTGAGCGGCTTGCTACGGCTTATCTCGCTATTCGCGATGCGATAGCCCAGGTAAATCGCGCTGCTGAGCGGGAAATTAAGAAACTCAAGGCGGACCAGGACCGTATATCCCAGGAGCTAAACAAGTTATGTGATGCTATGGATTGTTCCTCCATTAAGACTGATGGGGGCACAGTTATTCGGTCAGAGAGCACTAGGTATTGGACTTCGGATTGGGAGTCAATGTATGGATTCATTCAAGAGGAAGATGCTTTCGATTTATTGGAACGACGGATACACCAAAAAAATATCCGAGAATACTTAGTTGATAACCCCGACAAGATGCCGAAAGGCTTAAATATAGAACGATCTCACAAAATCAGTGTGCGCAAGCCCGCTCGATAACACAAGAAGGAAAAAACATGAACGACATCCTTGATCCCAAAAACCTACCAGCTCACCTCGCAGGTAAAAAGTCGGAGCTAAGCGCGCGATTAGAAAAAACGCTTAGAGGTGGAAATCGTCTATCTATCCGAGGAAAGCAGTGGAGGCTTTCATTTGGTGGAGATGAAATCCCTAGCAATGATAACCA